GACAACCTATGATAAAACTATGTTTATGACTTACGGCACACAGAACTTTGAATACTATCCAGTAGCAGGTTTATGGAAGTATAAAAATAAATACTATGACTATATTGAATTGCTAAAATTTGTAAGCAAATATTTTAAACGTAACTTTCTAAATAAAAAAATAAATTATGGCAAAATTCGTAGGCATTGACCCATCTATGAGGCTTAACGGATTTGCCGTGTGTATTATTGATGAGGATAAAGTTTATTTTGGAAAGTACAAGAAACTTGCTGACTGGGCAAGGGATGCATTGACTTGGGCAACAGATATAAAGGTAGTAGTAGAAGATTCATCTTTGCAGAATATTACCTTTAGGAAATATGTTGATGGCAAGGCAAGGACAAAGATTAGTCGAAATGTCGGCATGAATCAAGGAGCCAGTAGATTTACAATAGATTGGTTGGAATTGTATGGACATACAGTTAAAGGAATATCACCACAGGATAAAGGAAGCAAATGGACGTTGGATTATGCCATGTCCGTAATTAAAGGAATGAAGCTTGAAGTGACTGGAAACAAAAAATTATCACAAGATGAAATTGACGCATTTCAATTAGCGTTAATATCAAAAGCATATTTCAAATGATACAGGAAAAAGTAATTAGAAAACGTCTTAACAATCTTGAACAAATATACATAGCCGAATCAATGAAGGATCGGAGAAAACAAGATAAATGGTTCATGGGCATTATTGAACATCGCATGAAACAAGAGAAAACTAAACTCACACTATTAAAAATTGGAACACATGGCTGCTAAAAAGTATGGACTGGATAAGAAGCAAATAGCACTTTGTGAGGCTATGATAGCAAAGTATCCAAAGGGCATTAAAACAAATAATGTTGTATCCTCCGCATCAACACTTGTATCTTTTTATAATTCGAAAGATGAAAGAAACAAACAATTTTACCAGTATATGAATCCAGAAAGAATGGTATCTTTGTTATGGCAAGTAGTTAAAATAAACAATGAGAAAGAGGATGTGAAAGAATCTGCCGTTAGATTATTAAATAAGTTATTGCAGGATATAGTTGTTAATTAGTGTTTGTTGATGTTTAAGGTGTTTAAGAGGTGCAAGAGAGATACTTGCGCCTTTTTTATTCCCACATTACACCTTGCTGCACAGCGTAGTCTAAGATGCCCTTTGCGTGCGCTTTAGCAATACTCTGCTGCCAAGACAAATCAATCATTAATCCTGCATCAGAATAATTGGTAAAGAATCCATTCTCCGACAACACCGCAGGCATTGATACACCGGTAAGCATAGTAAACCTTGCCTCCCTATCTAAATCACCATCTAAATAATCAGCTCTATGCACCCAGCCTGGTGTACTACTCTTTACCTGCTCCCCGATGCAAGTCGCAAGCAGATCGGCTTTCGTTTCTCCTGGTGATGTAAATATCTCCCATCCTCTGGCAGTTGTTGCTGCGGCTGCATTGCCATGAATAGAAACAAGGACAGAGTGTTTAGCTACAGATGCGTAGGAGTTAGCAAGTTGGCAGCGTTTATTCAATGTTGTGTCATTGATAGGCTCGTATATCTTTTTAACGTTAAAGCCATAGTCAAGTAAGTATTGCTCTAAATAGTTAGCTAAAGAGCGATTAAACACTCCCTCAAAAAACCATCCATAGGAATGGAATTTGCCTGTGCGATGTTGGTAGCACTTTGAAGGATAGGTAACATATTTCTCTGGGCCCGTTCCGTTTCTCATGCCACCATGCCCGGCATCAAGGCATATTAAAAATTCATTTGCTTTCATGTTTTATATTTTTAAGGGGAGAAGAAATTAATCAACTCCCCTTGGCACTAAGGTAGCGACTTCTCTGCGCCTATAATTTAAACCCGATGAGCGAAAAAGCTGCGGAAATCAAAGAAAATTTGGGAGGTAAACTAACCGAAATCTCCTTCCCAGCACATTCGCGGCTTGTCTCCTTTATTTTATCCCAAATGATTTGAGCCAGTTGGATGTATTCTCGCCAAGTAAATTTTACCTTGTTGCCTTCAAGATGAACATTTATCTCCGAGGCTAACTCCGCAAAGTTCATTGAGTAACAAGCCACATCGCCCATTGGTGACTTTATTCCATCTGCATTTTTAAGGGCATCTTTTAAATTAGTCTGCATATTATTTTGTTTTAACGTCTGAAAAATCTAAGAATAATTGTACCAATATTTGTTCCAGTTATGGATTTTATATTTTCCGAAATACTAAACAATTCCGTAGCTGCAATAATGAAGCTTACAGAATACGTTATCTGCGATGGCAGTTGGAAGGTTATACTTGCCCCGTGAAAAATCATTATACCACAGAAATAGGTCACCACCTTTTGCGATGTGCGATAAAGCCCTTTGCTTGTTATAGGCTCTCCCCTTTTCCTTGCCGCCATGATTCCCGTGACTGTGTCTGCAAAAACTACAAAGATTGTAAATATCAAGAAATGTTTGATGGGTAAGAAAAAAGAGAATAGCACTCCGCAGCAAATCGAATAGGCAATACCATCGTAACCAAGTTTAAAAATGTTGTAAATAACTGCTTTCATTATTCAAGTTTTACAAATCTTACAGTATTATCATTGCTGATATATTTACCGCTTTCATTTTTAATTAGCAAATATTTTACTCCATCTACAACAATTTTAATCAAATTACTTTTAATAACTAAAGGTAAATTTGTAGTTCTTGGTTGATTTAAATTAGGGTCAAAAATAAATTTGTCATTTGCATTAATCTTTACTTTTCCATTAGTAATTTGACCTTCAATATTTAATCTCCAATTACCAATATATTGAGCGGAATCTGTAACCTCATTAGTATTATAAATTCCTAATGAATCTGGAATATCTTTCCATGCCTCAATAGCAAGGTTATAATACTCCTCGTAATCTCCTAACACTTTAAAAGCATTTGGGTCATTAGGCGATAAAACGCATCGCCAATATGTTTCAGAAATCATTACAGTATCTTTCCATACTTGATTTGATTTCCTAACATTGATAGAATTATTTTCACGAATATTAAATTCAGAAATAATTTCTTTTTCTACAAATGTTGATTGTTGAGCCATTGTAAATAATGGTAACATTAAAAATAAGTATCTCATATTATTTTGTTTTAATCTATGTGATAATAACCAGAGCAATAAATATAGCAATCTGAACACCAATTTGACACTTCTGTAACAGCAAATGTATTTGTATAAAATAATATAAATGCTGCAGAATTAATAACATTGCCAACAAATGGTAATGTTGTAGGAATATTAGAATTTCCCACTGTCGCTGCATATCCGTAAACTTCAGCACAAGTAAATGGCAAACCTGCAATTCTAATTCTACCACTACCGCCTGCCGTTCTATTGGCGCGTACAAGAATTTCAAATGTAACTAAACGCCCTATTTTATTATAAGTAGCTATTTGACTTATGTAACTTACTGTTGGATTACTTATTTGCCCTTCTAATACTGGAGTAAATGTCCCTTCCTCGTAATCATCTAATGTGTTTACATTTGTTGACTTTGATTGTGTTGCTGGGAATGTTATTCCACTTCCCGAAGTTGATGCAGTTGCTCCCCCTATTCCAACTGTATTTGTAAATACTGGTTGGGTTGCAAATACTAAATTACCAGTACCTGTTTCATTTGTTACTGCTGATGCAAGGTTAGCAGATGATGGTGTGCCTAAAAAAGTAGCTACTCCCGTACCAAGTAATGTTATTCCCGTTCCACCATTTTCCACAGGCAAAACACCCGTTAATCCTGATGTAATAGAACCACCAACACGCAACCATGCGTTGCTCGTTGCCTTTTTATAATGCCATTGAATATTGGTTGCTGTGTCTAATATGATATATGCCATTGTGTCAATGGAAGGCTTTCGCGTGGTATCAGCCGCAAGTCCCCGATATATAAGCCCATCGGCACTGGTCTGTTCTCCAAGCGTAATCTTTTGATTGCCATTGCTTGGATACTGTGCCCATGCAAGGCAAGGCAAAAGGAAGAGGAAGAGGGAAAGGAGTTGTTTCATGTTTTTGTTTTTTTTAGTTTGCTTGTAAAATCCTCCAGTATGTGCCATCACTAACCAATACTGCAAATTTTGCTTCTGTACTACCAGATAAAATAGTTGTAACAGCAGGAGTAGTACCTAATGCAAATGTAATTATATTAGATGTTGCAGACTTTACAAGTGTAGTAATACTGTTTTTTACAACAATTTCTTTACCTGTATAATCTGCTGCATTTGGAAGAGTTAAAGTAACAGTTCCACTATTATGTATATCAACATATTTATCAGTTGCAGGCACTGTTATTGATGTACCTGTATATCTTGTATAATTACCTGTACTTGCAGACAATGTGCCACTTGCTAAAGATAAGCCATTACCTACTGTAACTCCAACCACCTGCCCTGTGCTACTCCTACCAATAACACTTGTAGCAGTGCCAGATACAGATGATAAAGTAACCGTACCACTAAATGTTTTATTTCCTGTTAATGTCTCATTACATGATTTACAAGCTGCACCTAATTCATTCCTTGCGTCTGCCGCATTTGCTCCTCCAGTACCACCGTTTAAGACTGGCAAAGGACTACCGCTTAATGATACCGCTAATGTTCCGCTTGATGTTACAGGGCTGCCAGATACAGATAGAAAGGTAGGTACAGTCATTGCTACACTTGAAACATTGCCCGTTCCTGCACCAATAGCAGTTCTTGTATCGTCTGCATTTAATAAAGTAATAGTATTGTTAGAATTAACTTTTATAAATTTATCAGAAACACTATTTGTTAATGTAAAAAGTGATATACCACTTGTTGTACCTCCTAATGTTATTCTTGCATTTGCTTGAGTGGTTGCACCTGTACCACCATTTGCAATAGGTAAAGCATTACCACTATATGTCAATGCCAAAGTGCCGCTTGTTGTAACAGGTGAACCGCCTACGTTAAATATAGAAGGAGCAGTTAATCCTACACTTGTAACAGTGCCAGAGCCTCCTCCTCCGCTGTATTGTGGAATGTTTAAAGTATCACCACTTAATGTAGCAGCTCCACTTGTTCCTGTTGTAGTAAGTTTTATAGTATTTTGTTTACCGTTAAAGGTGTTCCAATCTGTTGAGGTTAAAATACCGCTTACAGATGTACTTGCATTAGATAAAGCATTTTGTTTATTATTGAAAGTAGTCCAATCCGCAGATAACAAATAACCTGGCACACTTGCCGATGCAGCATTCATTGTAAGTTCTGGAATTGTTGTATTATTAGTTATGCTTATAGGAGTGCCTGCGGCTGCCGTTACAGTTGTTACAGTTCCAGCTCCTATTGCAGTACGAAAATTAGCAGCAGATAATGCCGTAACAGAGTTATCAGCATTGAACCTTGGAAAGGTAATTGCAGAAGGATTTGTTAAGGTAAACATTGATTGGCCTACCGTAGTGCCGCCTAAACTTGTTCTGCCTGTCGCTGCTACTAAACCTGTACTTCCACCATCCCATTTTAGTCTATCGGTAAATGCAGTATTCCAATTACTTGAATTATTTGTAATTGATGTTGTCCATGTTGTGCCTGTTGATAGGGCTATGCCTGCCTCTGGATAGATTGGATTACCTTGCCCAGAGGAAACAGAGCCGATGCCACTAACTGTGACTAAGGTATAATTTTCACCAAGTTTAAAAGATGTGGCTGCTACCTTAACCTTGTTTGTGTCAATAACGGAAAACTGGTCATTAAGTAATAACTGCCCATTGCGGAATAACAAAATAAACTGTCTTAACTGTATAGGAAATTTAGGGAGTATAGTAAATACTAAAGTGTCACTTGTAACATTTTCGTATTCCTGTTTAATTATTTTTATCGTATCTCCTCCTATCTCTACTGCCACAATACTATCTCTTACAAAGTCATAGACTGTGGATGTGTCAACGCGTAGTGTACCGGTTGTTGTTATAGGCCCACCAAGTAATCCGTAACCACTACCTACACTGGTAACTGTGCCGCTGCCTCCAGTGTATTGTGGTATGTTTAAAGTATCACCACTTAATGTAGAAGCTCCGCTGCTTCCTGTAGTAGTTAATGTAATATTGTTTTGTTTAGTCGCAAACCTTGTAGTAAGATTTAATAAAGTAGTATCTGTTAACTCCATTAAAACAGATAAGTCTGCGGAGACTGTGCCTGTTGTTGTAATTGGATTAGGTGATACAGTTATTCCTGTGCCTCCAGATATTGAGGTAAGTGATCCGCTGCCACTTCCACCTCCACCACCTCCACGAGGTAAAATGACTGTATAATTTTCACCTATCTTATAAGCAGTCGCACCGATAACAACAGAGGCATTAGTAGGTACAGTGTATTGACTTGGTAAAAGTATTTGACCATTACGATATACTTGTAAAGATGTTGTATCGTTTACTACTAAAGTATCTGTTTGTGTCCAGGTTAAAGTGCTTGATGATACATTTCTAAAATCTTGTCTTGCATAAAATCTGCCGCTTGTGTCTGCGTATGCTTTAGTGGCATAGTTGGCTAACATGGAAGCTGTATCGCTAACTAAAAGTGTTGCTGTAGTATCTCTCCATAATCCACCAGAATAATATAAACTTGCGTTTGCAGAAGGTGACGTGATTGCAACATCATGAAGCTCATGCAATGCATAACCCGATGCCACACGAATTGAAATTGTACCATTGTTTGAAGATGAATTTATACAAAAGCCAATAGGCATATCAATGTTTGGTGCAACTGGCTCAACA